CTATGCCACTACAACCGCATCCTCCTGATTGCCCATTGAGCTATCGAGGTCAAAGTTGCTTGTGAGTTGATTTGTCGCTTTCTGGATGCCAAGGAACGGCGCAGTGATTAGGGATATATGGTCGTAAAATTTAGGCTTATTTTTGTGATAGGAGGTGATAAGACTTTGATATTTAGTCTCACTCATTAAGTCACCACTAAGGTTATATTTTCAGGTACACAAGCCGCCGCGTCATTGAATGATATTGGTATATTTTCCTCCAATAGCTCCAATGGAGAAATACCTATTTGTAAAAGGGTGATGTCGTAGGTAAGGCGATCAGCACTGCCATTTAATTGAGCGGGCATATCCGGCGCTTCGTCGATAAGCTGTTGTAACGCAGCTTCATCTTTGGTTTTAATGGCTTTCGCCAGATTCTTAAGCCATGACATTGCAGGCTTCTCCTTTTTGATGTTTGGGGCTGAATCCCCGATAGCACAACGGACACCCGCCCGACCGCGTGGAATGCCAGCAGCCAGGTGGTTTCCTGTGATTTGGTATTGATTGCCCTTGCCAGGGGCGATTTGTTCATACAAGGCGTCATAGCCACAACTGACATCGGTCAGCCCTGAATTAACGGCATCAATGGCCTCCTGACGCTTGATCAACACGTCAGCCAGCAGTAGGTCTGATTTATCACCAGTACCTCTGCGTACGTTCTGAATGTGTCCGTGGGCCAGTTCGGAAAAGTTTGACGGGTTAACGAAAACGATATTGCCCTCGTCGTCCTCTGGGTGCCCCAGTGTTACTGCAACACCTTCAAAGCTGGCTATCGTCTCCGGCGCAAACACTTCATCCTCAGTGCGATACACCACAACCGAACCATCCGGCCCCGGAATAAGGTCAACCTCTTCCGGTCGATACCTTTGTGTGCCTGTTCGCGCAATGGCGACGTCTTTGCATAACAGTGAGCCGTCAGCCTGAAGAAATCGTGTATCACCCAGTTTGGCAGTGTAGAAATATCTCATGTGTTACCTGCTAAATTACGGGCATAAAAAAAGCCGCCTCAGCGACCATTCAGATAAAGGATAATTTTGCTTATTTAGTGACTTTTTAACATAAAGACCCTTAAGCGCACCGGCAGTGTTATTGCAAGTTTAAAATGTCACCCAATCCTCCAAAGTAGAAATGTCACTTTTGTGGTTTAAAATTAACGTTTCAAACTAGTTTTGAATTTTTCTGGATGACCCCATGCATGATTAATGATAAATAGGGAATATCAGACACAAAAACAAAGAGATGAGTCATGCGAAAATACATTATGGCGATTTTGATTAGCCCCTTGCTACTGCAAGGGTGTTCTGCATTCGATAAGCATCACGGTGTGAATTGGGGGGAAGGTTTTTGCCCTGTACCATCAGCTAATGAAAAAGATGCTTCAGGATACCTTAAAATTCAAGATGGTAAGACACTAAAATGTCAGCTCCGCCCCTACGTCAGCAACATGGCCTGTCAGGGCATTACGGACAAAACCAATGCTGACGGCGTGATTTGCCAAGATGGTGAGGCTAAAGGAATGTTGTTTATCTTTGATGATAAAGGGATACTGAAAGGGCACAAGTCGATGTAGAACCGCCCTAAAGCAAACTCAGGACGAGTCGAGTCTTGCGCGGCTGATGTTGTTATCCCAGTAGTAGCTGGCTAGTCACATGGAATTAACGCTTCAAACTGGCTCTAAATTCCTCAGAATTGACCAGTACCGGATTGACGGCTCTCTGCTGCTCCTGAATTCTGGCCTGTGCCCGGCGTCTTGGCATGGATTTACTCCGGCTCCGCTTATCCTGTCGCTCCAGCTCGTCCATTTTGTCCTGTGCCAGTTTCAGTACTGTACCGAGTCGTTTGTTGTCGACAATTTTTCCCTGGTCAATACAATCCAGTTTATCGAATGCCTGACAGCTCAGTGCGCGGTGGTCGTATTTAAAGGCTAAGGTGCCGTCCGGATAGTCATAGACCATGATATTTTCACCGGCAATACGTGAGTTTTCTTCTGTCGTGGCAAAAAGTTTTATCCTTTATGCCGCAAAAAGTGACATTTCTAAATGGCTAAAAAGTGACATTACTATATTGGTGTTACAGGCAGATCGCCACTCATTCAAAAAAAACGATAAGAGGGGTAAAAGTGGGAGTTAATAAGCGAAAAAACAGGACATTTCACATATAACATATTGTTAACAAATAAGACGGATCGGTGTTGGGTTAAATTCGATACCTTAAGCCCTGTTTTTCACTTTCTCGGTGCTGGAACCTGAACTTCTGACCAGCATTGGCAATTAGGTAAGCACCCCGCATGCCCCGTCATGCCGTCCAGTGTTGGTGGGTTAGTCCAGAGCACAAACTTATTGCGCATTTTAAAGTGAGAGGGTCGCGTTCCTGCACCCTCAATGCGCCACCAGTAACCCTCGGAACCCACAGACAAGGCGCGAGCTTGCGTGAGAGCACCTGTCGCCCGGCCTATTTCGGTACGCGCTATAAGGCGTGCACGACTTGCAGCGACATCACCGGACTGCATGATCATCTCGTACAGTTCGTCCGGACGTTCACCATTAACCACTGCCTGAATAGCTCTGTCCTGAATATCCTTCACACGGTCCGCGGCTTCCAATGGCAATGACTTCATCAGTTGGATTTGGCGGTAGACAATATCTTGCGTAACCTGCCCTATCGGGGTGTTACCCACGACATCACGTAACCCTTCCGATATTTGTTGTGATACTGACTTCCACTGATTCCACTCTTCACGTTCAACCTGTAGAAACATGTTTTGCGCTGCAAGTGTTGCCCAATCAGTGATGACTTGTGAGTAGTCCACTAAGTGACTGGCGACTGTATTAGCGCTCGCCTGTGAACCATCGTAAGAACCAGTGACTATCTGGTTTATCTGGCTGACTATCGCCAGTAGGCTTTTGTTGTAGAGGATTTCCGAACGCCGGTGGAGCGCCGGTTTCAGGTTCATCCTCCGCCCACTCTTTCTGCGCATTCTCGATATCCTCATCAGTTATTGAACCACCGATGCCGATCACATCTGACAGGTTACGAAGGTCACTTAATGCCGCTGAGGGTGACATGCCAATGTCACGTACAGCAGTCGCCAGAGCGGTGGTGACATTGCTCGCCATGGTTGCGCGGTCCGTATCTGACATTTCCCACAGTTTGTTGAACTCGAATGAGAAATCATCTGGTAATGGCTCACCAAATTGAGAGCGCCATGTGATATCCAGCAACCAGCGGATATGACGCCGCAACCGTCGCTCCTGAAGTGAGTTAATCCGGCTGTAGTAGTTCTCTAGGTCACCGTCACCAGTGCTAAAGCCTGATGGTGACTGACCAAACAAGCGAACCAATGGGATGCCCGTTGCACCGGAAACTTGCTCAGCAAAGCGAAGCATCACGTCAGCGATAAGCACCCAGACGATAAGACCGTATGAGCCAGGGTCATTTTTTGGCATTTTCATATCTCCCCCTCCCCATACGGGCTGGGTGTGTAGTGGAAATAAAAAAGGCCCACCGAAGTGAGCCTTAAACTTGATTACTGAATTATTTAGCAAATTTCTCAGCTTCTTCGCGAGTAGTGATGAAGCTTTCGCCAAGGCCAATCGCAATCAATATTCCTACGATATAACCCGCTAGCTTACTGTTTAAAATCTTCTTGAACATAAAACCTCCAATTTAGAGGAGTAATCATTCTATGCCCTTTTAATCATTTGTAAAATGTCGCGTATTCACCACATTCGGCTGAGCACCTACCACTCCTTGCAGTAGTGGACAGAATAGATTGGGCTATGAACCCGTTACTCAGTGATGCTCATGCGAATGCAGAAAAGCAAAAGCCCCGGTGATTAACCGAGGCTTATAATTTAGTGCGGCAGTATTACTGACTCGCTAATTCTACATAAGGGATAATCACACATGTAAAAAAACCCCGCCGAAGCGAGGCCTTAGTGATTTCGAGTGAGGCTTATATGTAAGTACCCCACTATTTAAGGAATTTACGCCAAGTTTATGCAAAATGCAAGCGATATATTCAGAACTTGTCGCCATTAGTCCCAATCATGCCGTTATCGTGTAATTCGCTGAAACTCATCCTCGGCATAACTCTCTTCAATGTCGCATTTAGCCACCAGCGCCTCGTAGAACGGCTTCCAGTTACGTGACCAAGACGATTGGGTTAGTTCCGGAAGCAACGCTGTAATCGCTCTGTAAGCCGTCGTTGACGGTGTCCGTTTGTATCCAATTCCTGAACAACGTTCGCACTCTTTCTCAACTGGTGCGCCAAGCCGCTTGGATTTCTCAAGGTCACGCACTTTACCGGTGCCATTACAGCGGCAACGATGGGAGATTGTAGGCGGCGTATCAGGAGTTCGTGGGCTGGTAGATGCCTACTGTTTGGAAGCCTTAAAGCTGAATTACCCTCAATGGGAAATGCTGGCAATCGAATTATTGAGTAAATGCCTAGATGGTAACAACCTGACGCAAATCGGCCGTGAAATATGGGAAAACATGGGCTCTGATATGGGCTCTACGGTCTCTGGTGGTAACAAGGAGTCCACCAATGGGTAAGCAAGCCGATATCCATGACACCGAAGTGCGGGCCACTGTGATTGTTGACGATGGGTGCGACTGGACGAAATACCTTAACTGGTTAGCCAAAGCAAAGTACCGCATCCGAAACGGGATAAATGAAGCACCACCAGCCAGGCCAAAGGTCGCGCCGGTAAGTTTCAAGTCGATTAAGAAGCCCCGTAAAAAGGGCTATCGAGTGGTTCAGAAAGCGATAGGGGCGGTGTGATATGAAATTTAAATGCACAGGAAAATGGAACGGTGAACCATTCGAGCGCATCACCGAAGCGGAAGACGAAGCCGATTGCTACGGACATTGGCACTGGTGGGCCGCAATGGGTGAAGCCACTATTACTGATTTTGTTATGGAGGTGTGCGCAAATGACTAACAAAAAATCATTCGAAGAATGGGCCATAACCGAGCGTGATATGTGGATCACTTTCCAGCATGACGGCACCGCTAAATATTATGCCAAGTCAGCATGGCAAGCCGCCATCAAAACACCGGTTAAGCTCCCTCCCATGATTGATATCGAAGGGCTTGAAGGTGAGCCTCTGAACGCCGCGAACCATTTCAACGCCGCCATTGCCATGTGTTCTATAGCAATCAGGCAAGCTGGCTATCCGTCAGAGTGTTCACCAATGTTTTACCCTACAGATAAGCAAGGCGGCTAATTATGATCACATGCGAATTATTGACAATTGAACGGGTAGAAAAGGCTGTAGGGTATGACCGCACAACCATCTACCTGCGTATCAAAGAAGGGACATTCCCAAAACCGGTTAAGGACGGGCGCAATTCTCGCTGGCCGTCAACCGTGATCCAGGAATGGATTGATAATCTTATTGTGGAGAATCAGAAGCAAATAGGCCAGTAACCCACTGGCCCCACTCTTCCATTAACTGCCGTCTCTCTGGCATGTACTCGGCGTGATTGTATGCGGCTGACACACGGTTTTTTTCAACGTGTGCTAGCTGCCGCTCGATAACCTCATGCCGATATCCCATTTCATGTAACCTAGTGGAAGCTGTAGCGCGGAAATCGTGAGTTGTTATCACCGTACGAGCGTATCCCAACTGCACAATAGCCCTATTTAAAGTGGATGCTCCCATGTAAGTGTTGTTTAACCTGGTATTGGGGAACAACCAACGCCTATTACCCGTAATTTTCTTCAATTCATTTAGCAGGGATATTACTGGGGCCGACAATGGCACTCTATGTATTCGCCCCATTTTCATTAGTTCCGGGGGAATAACCCATTCTGCATTATCAAAATCAATATGTGACCATTCAGCCGAACGTAATTCAGCTTGTCTAACAAATACTAGCGGCAAGATTCTTAGCGCTAAGATTGTCGCTTGGTTACCGGTGGAGCCATCAAGACGCAAATAATAATCACGCAACTCATCACCAGTGAGCGGTCTAGAATGTTCGGTTTTAGGAACTATAATAGCCCCCCTTAATGCCGCAGCCGGATCGGAGTCTGCGCGTAATGTCGCTACGCCATAGCAAAAAACAGCAGAGCACCACTGTCGTACTTTAACCGCTACGGATTTAGCGCCCCGACTCTCAAGATCTCTAATTATTTTTAATATATGAGAGGCGTTAATTTCCCTCATAGGCATAGCGCCAATAGCGGGGAAAATATCGTTATACATAAAACCAGTGATCTGATTTTTTGAATTTTTTGCCCAATGCTCCCCTTTTTTATCCAGCCATTCTTTTGCCACTATTTCGAATGTATTGGCGTTCTCAGCTTTTGCGATATCCCGCTCAACTGCTTTGGCTTCCTTGGGGGCAATGCCGTTTTTTACCTGCTCCCTAGCCCACTCACGCACTCGACGAGCTTCGGCCAACGATACAGCAGGGTAACTCCCAATAGTGTAACGCCCATCCTTTGTAGGCGTGATCCAGTAGCGATAACGCCATGTCTTTACACCAGAGGGGCGCACATCCAAGTACAGGCCGTTACCATCCTGCAATTGATAGGCTTTTTCTTGAGGTTTAGCGTTGCGGGCTTTGGTATCAGTTAACTTCAT